GCTTTTTTGTTGCCTTTTTGACTCCTATCAAAAACCGGTCACCTAACCAGAATACCCTGAAGTCATCTTTTATAGTTGACAAGCAGGTTAGTGATGTGGTTTAATTTCGGGTACGCAGATGAGTAATTCGGACTCATCTAAACAAAACCACCAGGAGGCAACGAAATGACACAGACGACCATTGTTTTGAACCCCAAGCGGACTGAGTACTCGGCTGAGAAGGCTGCAAAGAGGGCAATGACGGTCGCCCAGATGATCGAGGCGCTGAGGCAGTTCCCTGCGGACGCCCGCATCGTGGTGTCGGATTACGCCGAATACATGTACGCGCCGGTGACGCTCTCCGATCTGCATGAGCACGTTGAGGAGGAGTAACGCCATGACATTGGACTTCGTCTTTCGCATGGGTGAGTTGGCCGACATTGAAGAAGACCGCTTTTGGTCCCAGGCAAACGTGGTGATCGTCATCGCGGCCGTCACGGGTCTTGTGACGCTTTTGAAGTGGGTGCTGGCATGAAGCAGTTCATCGAAAACGTCCTGGCAGCCGCGGCACTCATCCTCACGATGCTCGTGCTGCTATCTCTGCCAGGCTACTAGAAACGAGAAGGGGGGGGGGGTGGCGCCCTGCCTTACGAGAAGGTGGCGCCCTGCCTTAACGGAGAAAGAAATGATTGATCTCAGCAAACACAACGAAGATTTGATCCGAGACGCCAACACCTGGAAGCCGCTCAACGTCTACCCGCTTGAGCGCGTGATGGTGTTCGAGAGCGGCAGCCAAAGCTACTTCGTCTACACCGAGCTGCATACCGTTTCAGTGAGCGACGCAAGCCGCAGAGAAGTATCGAACTCCTACGCCTTAACAGAAGACGAGTTCTCCCGCCTGATGGGCGAACTCAACCTCGACTAGGAGGCTACATGAACGAAGACGACAAGGACCTCGACGCCGAAGAGCTCGAGGACGAAGAAGAGGAAGAAGAGCCGGAAGAGGACGATGGCGACGATGGCTTTGAAGATGACGGCTGGATCAATGCCGGCGACTTCTACCACTGGGACCCGTTTAAAGGACAGTAGAAAATGACAGCAGTACAGATCTCTCACGAACAATGGCTCAAAGCCCGACAGACCGGAATCGGCGGTAGCGATGTCGCCCCGATTCTTGGTATTTCCAAATGGACAACGCCGCTGGACGTATACAACGAGAAGGTAGCCGACACCCCAACGGAAAAAGACAGCGATTCCATGGAATGGGGGCGCCGCCTGGAACCGGTTATCCGCCAGGCTTACGCGGATAAGACGGGACGCGTCGTGGCCGTGCCGGAAAAACAGTTCCGCAGCGACGCTCATCCCTTCATGATTGCCAATGTAGACGGTGTTTGCGAAGACCGTCTGTTGGAAATCAAGACCGCACGAACCGGCGCAGACTGGGGAGAAGAAGGCACGAACGAAATCCCAGACTATTACCTGACGCAGGTCATGCACTACATGATCGTCACAGGATACCGGCTTTGCGACGTGGCAGTGCTCATCGGCGCTTCCGACTTTCGCATTTACACAGTCGAGTACGACGACGAACTTGCTCAGATGTTGATCGAAGCCGAAGCAAAGTTCTGGAAGATGGTCGAGAACCGGACGCCCCCGGCTCCTCGTTCGCTTGCAGAAACGAAGGCCGCCTTCCCCTCCTCCGTTCCTTCGAGCATTGAGGCCGACAACAAGATAGCCGAGACCATGACCGAACTCGCCAAGGTACGAAACGAAATCAAACAGCTGAAGGACACGGACGACAAATTGACTGCTGTCGTTCAGGCCTTCATGGGCGAAAGCGAAAAGCTGACTTTCGGAGGCTCAACCCTTGCCACCTGGAAAAGCAGCAAACCAGTAGCCCGACTTGATTCGGCTGCGCTCAAAAAAGCCATGCCGGACATCTACGACCAATACACGAAACAAAGCGCGCCGACCCGCCGCTTCATCGTAAAAATTACTGAGGAGTAAATCATCATGGCAACAGAAATCACCGTAAACCCCTTCGCCACCCCCGCCCCTGTCGCCAGCCGCGGATCCGCCCCGGCTACAGCAGCCGTTGAAAGTTCTCGCGCCGTGGCTGAAGTGCAGGCCGCTTTGGCTATCGCCCGCATGAATCCGCGAGATCAACGCGCCGCGATGGACCGAATCTTGAACGCCTGCACGCGGCAAACACTCGCTCAGGCCGCCGTTTATTCCTACGCTCGTGGAGGAAGCGAAGTTACAGGTCCGTCGATTCGCCTCGCCGAAGCCGTCGCACAGCAGTGGGGCAATATGCAGTTTGGCATTCGTGAACTTTCAAACGCCGGGGGAAAGTCTGAAGTTCAGGCTTTCGCCTGGGACGTAGAAACAAACACCCGCCGCGAAGTGACGTTCTCTGTTCCTCACATTCGTCACACGAAGAGAGGCTCCTACAAGCTCGAAGACCCGCGCGACATCTATGAGCTTATTGCCAATCAGGGTAGCCGCCGCCTTCGCGCCTGCATTTTGGCCGTGATCCCCGGGGACGTGATTGAGGCGGCTGTGTCGCAGTGCCAGATAACGCTTCGCGCCAACGTAGACGTAACGCCGGAAGGCATCAAGAAACTCATTGATGCTTTCTCTCAGTTCGGCGTCACCAAAGCGCAGATCGAGAAGTTCTGCCAGTGCCACGTAGAAGCCATCCGACCGGCTCAAATCGTACGGCTTCGAACGATCTACACCAGCTTGAAGGACGGCATGGCCGAGCCTGCGGACTTCTTCGAACCGGAGTCCGCCCCTGCCGCTCCTGCCATTGAAAAGCCCGCCGAGAAACAGACGCTGAAAGAAAGACTCAAGGCGCAGAAAGTTGCTGAAACGACGGAGATTGCCGACGCTGATACGCCGGATGCCGGAGCGGAACCCGCACCGACGGCCGCGCCCAAAGAACCGCTCCCGGATCTCAATCCGAACGAGCCGGAAGTTCGGGAACCGTGAAAGATCACCCGTAACACACAACTTTCACTTAGGAAGCACAAACAGGAGTCCAAAAAATGACCTTTGACGATAAGGCCCTGGCAGCCGGATCGGTGATCGCCGCGGTGTTCATTTTTCTTTGGCTTTGGCTCAGTCCGGGCGTTTTTCTGGGCTGGTTGATCTGGGGGTAAGAGATGGAAGCACAGGATTTAAAACGCCGCGTCCGGGAGCTGTATGAGCAGGTCTCCTTCAGCCAGGAGGAGACACGACGGCTTCAGATGATCGAGGACGCGATCACAAAGGGAGCAATCGAGAAGGCGTGCGTGCTCTCGATGATCCTCGCGACAAGCACGCACAAAAAGGCAAACGCCGCGGCCCGGCTGCGGGATACGCTGAGGAGAGCGAAAGATGGCCAAAAACAGCAAACCGCGCAAGAAGTATCGGCCGAAGCCCGTGAGGTTTAACTGTTGGGAACGCTCAGACATCGAGCACCTGCAGGCCGTGTTTCAGGAATTTGAGCTTATCACTGAGTTCAAATTCCCGACCGGCGAAGCGAACATGGACGACATGTGCTGTGTCCGGGACGTGCTCAATCTCTGCACCCTCGGGATGGTGACACGGGACTGGCTAGATCGGGACGAGGTCAAGGACTGCACACCGATCGTCAACGCGGCCGGAGACGCGATCAAACGATGCGCCGACCGCGCCTGCGACCGCAATCCGGACGCCCCGCGGTTTGTGTTCGCCGGAGACGAACTCAAGGCAGTCCGGGCAGGAGTCGCGATTGCCGGCCCCTTCATTCGGGACAGTCTGGACGAATCACCAACCCGCCTCATCCTGGAGTTCTACGCGATGCGGCATCTGACAAGGGGAAAGGACGGGCGATACGCCTACACGGACGAACAACTGAAAAGAGCAATTGAACAAGAGAACGACAACATTGACTGGAGCCACCGCCATGGATAACACAACACTTCTGATGGACCAGCGGCCGCAGCCGCCTTCAATGGCCAGTTCGACGATGAGTTCAGCTACGGCCGCGTGCGTTGAAGCCCTCGTTGGCGGTGTAGTGATGGAGCTTTTCGGCGGGGTGCCGCCGTGTGGATTGTTGGAGGAGTGAAGATGCAGACCAAGTTGCTGACTATTAAGGAAGTCGCCAAGCGGCTCAATAAGTCTGTGAGCACGATCCGCAGTTGGATTCGCGGTTACTACGACAACGGCGACGGCCCGCGCCTGCGGGGGCGCGAATTTATTAAGCCGATCCGAGTCGGCGGCACCCTGCAATTTAAAGAATCCGAGCTCGAACGCTGGATTGCCGAAGGAGCTCAACGTTGACAAACGCACAAGAATCCGCGCATAATGCCCGTGCCTCGTCTACCAAGAGGCACCGGATTGGCGCCCGGAAAGCGAAAGGTGCACAGCCGCCTTACTTCCGTATGAGCGGATTTTTTGTGCATAGCAGTCTCCCTTTACGGGCGGACTGTATGGGGCATGCTTGCATGCGCCGGTACCCTTTTGCACCGGTACGCCAACCCGTACAGTCTGCCCACCACGATTGGCGTCGTGAGGGCAGTTCTCAAACTGCAAAAGGAGGACACGCTATGCAAGCGTTCCAAGGTGCTGCTCAAACGCAGCCGTCAACATTCAATCTCCCGTTCGCCATCACGGCGCTCATCAAACACCAGCTGACCTCCGGCGAAGCCAAGGACTACGCGATTATGTCGTGTTCCGAAGCCAAGAACATCCTCATCGCCGTAGCCGATTCGGCCGAAAGCGATAGCCAGATGCTTTCCACCGCAGGGCTTCTCAGCGTCATCAAATCCGCCGCTTCCATTTTGGAATGCGCAGAACTCCTCGTTAATGAGACGGAGAAATGAAAATGACTCATACCGCTATCGTTACCCCGCCCGTCGTCCAAGATCATGACGGGCGTCCCATGACCACGAGCTTCCAGGTTGCGAAGTACTTCAACAAACGTCACGACCACGTCCTCCGTGACATCGACAACCTGATTAAAAAGCGCCCCGATTTAGGTGTGTCCAATTTTGGGGAGTCTTTTGAAAACAAGGCTTTAGGTACTGTTCAGAACCACAAGGTTCGTTTTTATTACATGGATCAAAAAGGCTTTACTCTGCTCTCCATGGGCTTTACGGGCGACAGGGCTCTCGGCTTCAAAATCGCTTATATCGACCAATTCGAGGCTATGGCGAAAGCTATTGCCAACGCAAAGACGAACTACCTGCAAGACTACATCAACAAGCTGACGATGCTGGAGAACAAGAGAGAACGCGCGTCCGTTGCTGGGCAAGCCTTACATGAGTGGAAGACCGAAAAAGGACAACTGGAACTCGAAGTGAAGGAAGCGGAAAAGAAGGTGCAGCCGGAACTGCCGCTGCAGATCAGCGTTTCCATCGAAAATAAGGAGAAGTAAAATGAAACAGATCGACCTCACCCCTATCTATAAGGCCGCCGCGAAGGTTATGGCAGAAAACGGTATCGAAGAAATCCGCCTCCGCCTTTTGAAGGATGATGACGGCCCGTCAGCCATCGACTTCGAGATCAACGGCGCGGGCTATATGTCCAACTTCGAGGAATATATCCCCACCATCAAGGCCGTTGAGTCCGACATGATGAAGTTGGTCATCAGCCGCCCTGACAACGCGTAACCATCTTCGCGGCGTCACGAAAATGGTCCCCGCCAACCGAAGGCTGACGGGGATTGTTTTTATATAAAATCAGTCATTTCATTGATTATATTATCATGCGTATCAGGAATTAAACTAACCAATTCGCCAGTTATCGAATCTACGATATTGGTCGGAACATTTCTTTTCTTGGACACATATATATAAACAACACCGAGAAAGGCCTTAAATTTAAGAGTTTCCGCCAAAGACAATCGCATCAATCCTTGATTATCCAATAATATTTGTTTGAGTGCAAAAAGGAATAGAATTTGAGCCGCACCGGCAGTCCCATATTTCCTAGAAAAAATCACCATCCGCACCCTAATATCTCTATTTGTATATAGCGACCCCGTAGCTAATTTAGCTACATCATTCGCAATCTTAGCCGCTTCCTGATTAACACCAACAACGCTGACTATCCTTTCCACTTCTTTATTGATAGAAACCTGACGCGTAGCATTGTTGAAACAGAAGAGCGCGACGGCCAAAACAATGCCACCAATGACGATCCCGATAATCAGTCCTGAGCTCATCATTTTGCACTCCCTCGTTTGACAGCATTCATCACCGTGCAAAGCAATTGAAGCTCGCTTTCAATTACGGATTGAGGCATAGGATAAAGCCACTCATTTTGGGAAAATTGCTCTGTCACATCGCCCTCTGCAAAATAATCACTAAAGCCGATATTGTTTAGCTTTTTTATTCTCCACCCTTTGCAATCAATTTCATTTAAACTTGCTAATGATTTTGTTTGCGGTTGCCCTTTTACACTCGCGCCTTTTGCGTAGCTAATAATCGACCAGATTTTATTTTCATCATGAACGGGGCCGACAAAAAGAAAAGCGTTTAAATTTTTCAAAAACGTACCGGGGCAAATTTCACCACGCATCTCCTTTTCAACTAACGAAGAACCTTTTTTCGGAACGGTCATTTTGAACCCGCCGACGACAATTTCTTCCGCCGAAAAAGAAGGCACAGACATAGCAATACAAGCCACTCCCGCCAAACAGGCAATAACCCTTTTCATTTGTCCACCTTGCTAAAACAAAAATCCGCCCACGCGGTCATCAATTCACGCCGGCGCAGGAATAACGTCTGCCGCTCATACGCACCGTTGTAGCCGTCGTTCAGTTTGTGGTGCAGACAAAGATGCGCCACCCGCACGTCAAACCGCTTATCGTTTCCCAAACTGTCGTCCTGACTCCAGGTCATAAACGTGGCCCGAGCGATTCCGTGCTGAGTCGGACGTACCGTCTTCCCGCGCTTCAGAGTCTCGGCCTTGTCCGTCCAATCGCCAGGCGTCAATTTGACAAGCCGCCCGAGCATCGTATCCGTCATCACGTTACCGTAACGATTCGGGAAGATCAGCCCTTCATGCGGTCGATCAATGCTTTTCAGAAACTCAATCACCTTCGGGGCCAGCGGCACAATCAATGCGCCGTTGCTGGAGACCTTCAGTTGTTCGGGCGGGACTGTCCAAATCTTCTCTTCCCAGTCTATCTGATCCCAACGGGCTTCCCGCGCCGTCTGCGAACGCGTCGCCGTCAGAATGGAAAACTCAAAGCACTGTCGGCTACTGATCTGCTTTTCGGCCATAGAGGCAGCGAAGAAGTCCGGCAACTCGCTTACCGCCAACGCCCCGCGGTTTTGTTTGACGTGTCGATTGTTCGGCAAAAGAAACTGCAACGCCCCATGACGATCCGCCGGATTGTCCCTGTCGGTGTAGCCCTTCGCCTTCGCCCAGTCGAAGACCTTTTTGGCGAAACCGAGGCACCTATCCACAATGTCCGGTTTATCCCAAATAGCCGCCGCAATCTCGGCCACGTCCGCAGGCTTGATCTCGTCAATAAGCTTGTCACCGATTCTCGGCCACACGTGACAACGCATCCGGCTTTCGAAAACACGATGAGACTTTGAAAGCTCCTCCCAGTTGCCTACGTCGATATTCCACTGCATGTACTCGTCGCAGACTTTTCGGAAAGTTTTCTTTGCCACGGACACGGGCTTTTTCTTTTTCGAGGCTTCGATCTCTTTCACAAAATCTTCAGCACCAAGTCCCATCAGCCGGGCAGTCATAGCCCGCGCATTCGCCAAAGCGATACTTGCAGCACTGCCCAGACCTACGTCATACCTCTTGCCATTTACCTGACGACGCAGCACCCAAGCCCGTGAGCCACCTTTAATCACGAGGTACAAACCTTTGGTCAACTCGTCCCGATATACGCCGTCGCCAAGATTTCCCAAGGTTCTTTGTGAGAGTTTGGCTTTCATAAAAACTCCTCAACCAGGGAAGATTCTCTTCCCTAGTTTCTTCCCTAGTTGAGGTTAACACAAATTGATAAAGGCGAACACTTGTGAATAGGGAAGAACTAGGGAAGCAAGGATGCTTCAAGTCCCGTCATCACTAACGAAAAACCCCTGAAGCCAACGGCGACAGGGGTTCACGCGAAAAGCGAAAAAGCACTGGTTGGTAGGAACTGGGCCTACCAAAAACCCGCATGAATAAAGGCGTGTAGGGCGGCTCCAAAAATCTTCCCTAGTTTTTTCCCTAGTCATGCAGAAAAAGCGTAAACTCCTCACTAGATGTCCTGAGCGCCAAGAGCGCCTGAGACACGGAACCCCGAGCGCCGCAAGGTACCCGGGGTTCAATTTTATCTCTCCGGCTGATCCGCCATACGAGGAGCACGCGTCGGCATGAGACTGTCAAGCGGCAACCAGTAGTCCTGTCCAGTCCCACGGCGCAGCTTCTTTTCCATCCGCGACAGGTATCCCGGCGACATCCACTCATTGAACTCGTTCATAAAGGCGCGGTCAATCGCCGTTGACGTGTACCACATATTGAGGAACGGAAGGTGCGAGCGGATTGAACGCACAGTTTTCGCACCAGGTTTTGTGTCCTTGTCGTAGATAGGTGCACGAGCCCAAGCAAACGCCGCGTCCGAAGCCTCAATCACCGAACCAAGCTGAGGACCAAGAATGTTAGCCGCGCCAGACATTGCACCGTAACGAGAATCATCTGAGAGTCCGTTCACAATCCAGTCCCCAAGGAAACCTAAGCCGCCACCCTTTGTCAGCGCAGCCGCCCAGAATTTTCCGGAGGTAACATCTTCTGCATCCTTACCATTAAGCAAGTCTTGAATCTGAAGGGACAATGCCCCCATGACCGTCGTCGATACTACCATCGCCGCCAGGTACCCAAGTTGATCCACTCGGCCGCCGTGGTGATTTAAGAACTGCGCCCGCCGCCAGTGCTTTTCCATCATTGCCAAAGGAAACGACTTGAAGAGCATCGCAGCACGCCACAACTCGCCCGACATTGTTCCTCGCTTATTACCGCGACTTGCTTCCGTCCGAGTGATCAAGTCAGGACCGAGGGAAGCCATTTCTCCTTCATTGAGGATAAAGCCGATGACCTTACTCGCAAGAGATTCAGCGTTCTCGTCAACGATCATCCTCTTCGGATCCGAAGAAATTTCCTTCAGCCGCTTATACGACAGGAACTTCACGCCCTTGAATTCTTCTGTCCCGGCCTCCTGCATCAGCCGCCATTCGGCCTCTCCAATACCGCCGTCCTGAAGTCGCGCCCGATCATAATCATCCAACGCCGACCAATCTTTCTCAATGAATTTACCGAGAGACGCCAGCATATTGAGGTTGAACGCTCGGCGCACCGCATCAGTCCACGCCGTCAGGAAAGAAGCCCTCATTGAGGCATTCGCCAGTTTGGCCGTCCACCCTTGTCCCAGATTGTCGCTACCCCACCGAATGAAGTCGGATGAGATACTGTCAGCAATGAGGCCGCAACGATTCGCATAGTCTTTCCAGTCGGAGCCGTAGGCCGAGAAGAGGAGCCGCATTCCTTGTCCAAAATCCAAGCGACTGAAGCCGGTAGCCACAAAGTACGTCGCAATATCTGAGAAGGACGAAATAAACGCTTTTCCCAATTTGCCGGCAACTTCGAGATTTCGCCATCCGGACAGAAACCGCACCGCAGGTTCGGAGTTGACGGCCATCGCGCTTGCCTCACCGGAAAGCACGCGCCACATTTCATCCAACGTAACACGCGTCAGACCGTGGTGATCTGAATATTTCGTAAGGAGTTCCCAACTGCTTTTCTCACGCCGGGCGTCCAAAGCCTGAGCGTCGGCAATTTCTTTAAGGAATTTGAACGTCGTCTCCGCTTGCGGCCCGAATCCCTCCATCATCGCTATGTCGTGACTCATCTTGGAAACATGCCCGATAAGCGTACTCGTCAAACTGCCCTGACCGTACTTCGCCTCGTACTGCAGATACGAATCCGCATCCTTGAAATGCAACTCTCGGTGCGGATATTTTTTGTAGCCTACCAGGCTAGGCTCTACCGGAGTTTCCAAGGCATCCCACAAATTGTCTGCGTTATGTCCGGAAGTCACAATGTCTTCCCATGCCTCACCAAGGAAGTCCCGCAACTGACTGTCGGTCATCCGCTGACCGTTGTCCTGCTTATAGCGGGTTCTGTCCATAAGCGGGAACACCTCATCAATCCAAGCATTCTTCCCGCCGCCTTTTTTATTTCGGACTTTTGCCCAATCGTGCGACTGCGGAATATAGCCATAGTCAATAAGACCAATCCTTGCACCTGCATGTAAGGCACGGCCCCGCATATCCTTCGCCGTCTTTGCCCATGCCTCAGCCGCGGCCTTCGCACGGGCGTTCTTTGTGTCTTCACCATAGACCTCATGTGCGAAATCGTGAGCATCTTCGGCGTTTTCCATAAAACCAAGCCATTTCGGGCGAATGCCGTTAAGCGTATCGAGCATCGAAGTCAGGTACTCGTTTTGAATGCCTTTTGCAGCGCGTTCAACACCGAGCATCAGTTTTGCGACGCCCGCGTGAGCGTGAATGTCCTCTTCCCGCGCAAGGCGATCCAATTCTCTCAGCGAGCGGTTTTGTGCGAGAACCTGCTTATAACGCGCAGCCTTCTTTTGCCGAGCCTGCTCCTGTAAATCCTTCGCCAGCTCACCACCGGCGGCCTGAATGCGTTCCGCCTGAGTCATTGAGCCCCAGCGTTCCCGAAAATCTTTGCGTTTGGAAAGCGTGTTCATTTTGGACTCGAAGGCCGCGATAATCTGTTCGCCTTCTTCGTCGCTGATTGTGCCTTCTTTGCGACCGAGCGTCTGCCCGATCAAGTCCTTACATTCTTGTTTCATGCCGGAATCCCGTTGTTTCTGATGATGCACATTGCGGCCGTTGCCAATCCAGCCATATCCGTATCCGCCTGCTTATCAATCGAGGCTTCATCCGCCAAAATCTCCGCAGCCGTCTTTTGGTGTTCAATGCCATTTTCATCCTTGAATTTATAGATAAAATCAGGATTAAGCGCAGCCAAATCCTCAACCTGCACACGTTCGGAATTTTCTTCGGATAGTCCTTCGAGTTCGTGAGCCTGATGCGCTTCAAGTTCAGACACTGCTTTCGCCTCAGCGTCCAATCCTGCGTCCGGCGGAATATCGGGCGGAGGTTCTGACGCAACTCCGGCATCTTCGGCCACAGTCTCTACGACCGACTTCACCACGTTTTCGGCCGGCTTTTCTGCCTGCTGCATCGCTTGCAGGGTATTGCGCATCGCCGCCACATCCACTGCCGGCAAAGCCTCACGGAATCCTTCAGTAGCCCCTTTCTCGCGCATCGCTGCATTGCCTTCGTCAATCAAGCGATTTTGCGTATCACGGAAGATACCCATAACATCGGCAAGGTCTGTCGAGACGTTTTCTGCCTCACCAAACAAACCGCCCTGGGGGCCGTTGCCGGACGACTTCAGTCGGTTTTCCACCGCAGCCGCGAAAGGTTCAAGCACCCGAGCAATGGCCGCAGCCGAGTTCTGATTCTCGGCAATGAAGCCTAAAAGTTGCTGCACCGCCGGGTTATCGCCGAACACGTCACCCTGACCGACAATGCTTTCAAGCGGCGTCCCTTCGATCTTCGCGTTACGGATGCGGTTCACCACGTCCACCAAAATCGGGCCCAGGTCAACCGAGCCGTTCGAGGCTTCTCGGATGTTGATAACGTGAGGCGCGAAAGCCGCCATCGCGTTCAAAATGCGCTTGATACCCTGCTTATCGGTATCGTCCGCCACCAGGGCCGTCAACGTCCGGTCTCGATATGCTTCATAGAAGACAGCCGCACGGAGTCGATTCGTCGCGGTCTCTGTCGGCCGCCCGTCTGCCGTAAGGAGCTTCCCGAGAGAATTCGGTTCACCAATGTCAATCGTGAACAGCCGCACCGTCTCCGGAGTCGGCGCACCATCCTCATCGAACTGATACTTCCAAACATTGTTACGGATCCGCGGCGAATCCTGCACCGCCGTTTCGAGAGCCGACTTTTCCAAGACGTTCGAAGAATTCGAGCGCTCGACAAATCCCGTCGTCACAGCTTCCGGCGGCATGATGCGCACCAGTACTGGGCGCTGCATCCCTGCCACCACTTCCGGATTGATCCCCACGGAATGCGCATCGGCCATCAAGTCCTGTCGATATTGCTCAGCCGTTCCACGGTTATAGGCTTCAGAAAGCCCCGCCATGCGCCCGTTACCCGCTATCGCGTGCATCCGGGAAGGATCAGTACCGTATTCCGGAACGGGCGTCCCATCAAAGTTATTGGAGCGGAGCACCGAATCCGCCTCGACCACTGCGTAGGTCATCGGGATTTTGTGACTACCGTCGGCCACAGTTTCCGTATTCCCCAAATACTGTGAATCAGGCGCCGTCCCGTAGGACACAATCGGTGCACCGGAATCTGTCGTTCGGGAGACGGAAAGGCGCGTGTAGTCCGGAGCCGTCGCGATAGCGTTCATCTGTCCGACGGACACAGCACCCGTGCGGTCACGGTTCTGAAGCACCACTATCGTCCCAGCGTCCCCCATCTGGAAGGACTTCGCGAAAGCATTCTGCGCCTGCCGAACCGTTGCATCGTTCACCGGGACGTTCTTCATCGTCTGAGAAACATCCACCTGTTCGCCGGAGTTCATCGCCTGAGCCGCCTGCTGCTGAGCGCGAATCGCCACCATGAAGTGGTCAGGAGCCGAACCATTCTGCAGGGGAGCCGTAACCTTTTGATTATTCGTACGCTGAGCCTGAATGACACGAGCCGCCGTCACCTGCTTGGAATTCGACCGGAAGGACGCCATTTTCTTTTCGGCGTCGTACATCCGGTTAAGCACCCGGCGAACATCGGGCGAAAGTTCCGGTAGATCTTCGCCGAACTGTGCCTTGTAGCGTTCCCCGATTTCCTTCTTTGCTGCATCGTCGCCGGCACCTTCGCCTATGAGGTCACGGTACATATCCATCAACCACCGGGCGAAGTTCCGGAACATACCCTGCAAATACCCTGCCGGCACCTCACCTTCAGCGAGATAGCGTTCCGTCCAAGCTGCGTACTGCTCCTGCAGCTTGACTTTCTTCTCGAAAGGCAGGGCGTTGTATTCCTCAACGGACTTGAGACCGAATGCCTTCAGCAAGGCGTCAATGTCGGCCCGCGCTTCCGGGGAAAGGTTTTTGTCGGCCGCGTGCGCAAAGAGATTCGTCAGGTACCAGTGCGAGTGTTCGTGCGAGAATGTGGAAAGATTCGCATTCGGCGTGAGTTTGATAGTGTTCGTCTGCGGGTTGAAGGAACCGCGGATTTCGCTTTCACCCCTATCATGCTGAAACAGCACGTCCCCGCGATCCTGCTGCAGTTTCTGTGACAACTCCTTTTCTGCCTGCAAGCGATTGTTTGTCCGTTCGCCGCCAGGGAGAACAGTATCTTTCGCGTATGTGCGCACCTCAACGCCGGCGTCCTCCAGAACCTTAAGCACTTCCGGCAAGGTCCCTTCAGGCACCACCGCGCCTGCGAACTCGCTCAAGCCAACTGCACGCTGAGGCTTCGCCTCAAAATAGTCCGTGAGCCCTTTTTGCACGTCCGTGAGAATTTTTACGCCGGAGTCCAATAGTTCTGACGGGAACCCTCCCTTCGGCTCCTTGAAACCGTTTTTGACGAGCGCAGCGCGGACTTTCTCAGCCGTCGGTTTTCCCTTCGCAGAATCGGCCAACGCCCGCATCGCATCGTCCATCGCTGCAAAGGTATCCTTGTAGCCGTAGAAGTCTGCCGCCAGACTTCTGAAGTTACTCATTGCGGCATCAATGCTCTTGTTAGCCTCATCAGCCGTCGCCGGATCAACCACCCTTTCGCGATTCGCTTGAATGCTTTCTACTGACGAGAACTTCTTCGAGGCCGCGGCTCGAACCTTGCCCGGCCCAAACGTCATCGTGTCTTGCGTGTTTTTAGCCACGCGCTTCGTCATAGCCTTGACGACGTTCTGCAGTGTCACCGGAACCAGTTTGCCGCCGACCTTGATTCTCGGCTCACCAAAAAGGCCATTCGTCTTTTTAGCAACCCAAGCATCAAAGCCTTCCGAGTTATTCTCAAAGACCTCGCGAATTCGCTTTTCCGTCGCGTAGGAATCAATCTGCGGCTCCGTCGGCGCTTTACCAATCTTCTCAACATTGTTGATCAGGGTATAAAGATAGGCATCCACCAAACGGCCGCCGTTGCGAATCTTGCCGGCATTCCGCTTCTGAACGCGAGTCGCCTTGTCACCAAGTGCATCAACCGCCTGCACGTACGCTTCGTTGTAGGCCTGCATCGAGCCTGTCACATCGAGCGGTTGGTCAGCATCAATCTTTTGGAACAACGGAAGCAACAGATGCTCCAGAGGCGTCCCGGCGTAGGGCTGCTGATAAACGGGCTCAACCTTGATGCCCTTCTCATCAAGGAACATCTTCTGTGAGACAACCGAGGTACGGAACCGCAACATAAAGTCGTCACGGTCTGGGCTATCAATGAGCGACCTCATGGTATTGTCCATGCCGCCGCGGAAAAACCGCTCAGTCTTCCGATACTCCTGCCGTAGAGCCTCGGCCTTCTTCTTATCAACGGGCTTTCCCCACTCAAACGCGGGGAACGTATTCGTATAGGCGTCCGCGCTGTAAACCTGCGCTCCTGTCGCGGGATCAATAAGCCCCTTTGTCCCGATCAGGGTAATGTCGCCAAAACCGGAATAACCGGAATTCACCTTCGTAATGCCTATGGACGGAACGGCCAATCCGCCGAGTGCGTTAGCCTTCAACAAATTGTCGGCATCGATATGGTGCACCGCAACGAGCCGATCGGTCGGTTGACTCGAAGCATCGTAAGAGAATGCTCCTGTCGTCTGATAGAACTCCATATCAGACGTGGTGTCTGCCGGGGCGCGCCAATAGCCACCATCTTCGGCATAAGCCCACTCGTTCGGTTCATCCACAAAAAAACGAGAGCGCTTATCCTCGTCCTTCACCCAGGATTCTTTGCCGTCCGCACCTGTTTCCTTTTTGTAAACAACATCCCCATCGCGCTTGACACCTGTCAACATATCGCGTACAGTGATTTCATCCTCGGTATAACGCGATGCAATAGGATCATTTGGGGATGAATCGTCGGAGCGCAAAACCTCTGAAGGGCTTCCCCCCGCCGAAGCATCGCCTCCGCGGACAGAGGGCTCAACAATCGGTTGAGCCTTTTCTGTTTCTATCCCGGTAATTTGATAAGCCGCCAGTCGATCTTTGCTTCCTTTCCCGCCGTCCGAAATCCGATCTTTTACAGTGATTTTGACAAGAAACTCTTTTCCGTCGACAACCACCGGAGAGTAGAACCGGTGCATTCCGCGCAGGGTTTTGTCCGCGGATTTAACCCCCTGAGACGCTTTTATGTCTCGGTAACTTTCCGCAGGGAAAGCGTGCTTCACCACTTCAGGGAGATTTTTCAAAACTACTGCGTTAGCCGCCCGGCTTTCGGTACCGCGCTTTAAACGGGAAATACCGTGAACGATCTCATCAGAATCATCGGCGCCAATAGTGAAACGCCACCCGGTAACTTCATTATCCAACGGAACTGCGTTATCACCGCGATACGGCTTGATAAGTTGAGCCAGCCCCTTGTTATCCGGAACCGCAGAACCGTCGCTCTCTATGCGCGTTACCCTTACCCTGTAATCTGGGTTCTTCGCTGCACGATCTCCGTATTGCCAGTTCTGCCCCTGGGTCACCGGCATACTGAAGGCTTCCTTCGGTACCTCCGCAGACTTCCCGTCCTCCGACCATACGATCTTTGCCGAGAAGTCCCGCACCTTGTCCGGCTCAATCCCCAAACGCTTCGCGAGCGCCACGACGGCCAGGGAGTTAATCGCCGCCTGCGTCCCGGCTTGCTCGAAGTTGAACTGACTCTGTCCTTTGTTGAAAAGAGCCGTCCGCTGATCCTCGTAGACAAGACGGGCCGCATCCTGATACTTCTGCGTTCGAATCTGTTCAGGACTGCGCCAAAACGCCCCGCCGAAGGCCGCACCCATAACCGCGCTTACCGCCAAGTCCACGCCGTTCAAGTCGTACTGCTGAGCCAGTTGGTTGTAATCCTGATGTTCGAGGATGAATTTGATACCCTCGACTTCGGCCACATTCGTCCCGGCATTCGCCGCAGCGCCGTACGCCATGGACATACCGCGACTCGCACCGAGAACCGCCGGAAGCCGCATACCTATTGCGTTCATCCCGAACGACACCAGGCCGGCATTGATAGCCGTGTCGCGGTCTACGCCCTCATCCATCAGGCGATTCGTCTCATCGATGCCCACGTCAGCGCCGAAAGCCAGTGCGCCGCCGGCGACGCCGCCCGCCAAACCGTAACCAATTGCCTTCGGAAGCGTCTTGAAAAGCCCGTAGACAATCTGAGAAGCCGTACCCATCGTTTCGGGATCGACCTCAAAGTGAACCTTGTTGTAATCGCGAATATCCCGGGCGGCCTGATCCATGACCGCCTTTTGCCCCTCCCACCAGGCGCGGGTTTCGTCCCTGCCCATACGGGAGAGAACATCGGCCCCGGTGTTCTTAAAAGCCGTGATAGCGGAGCTCGCCGTCTGTAGCACCGCAGCGGGAATGCCCTTCCACGTATCGCCAAGCCCTGAGAAGACGCCGAGAGGCATATTGACGCCCGGAAGCGGACGTTCCTCAAACACCTTGTCCTTCAGATCGAGCATGACGCCGGGCTCATTGCGCAGGAAGTAACGGCGCAGTCGATCTGCCTCAACCGACGACAGTTTCCGCCCCGGGGTGTAAACGTCCGTCCCTTCAGCATTCCGAGACCATACACCCCCCGCCACACCGTCCTGACCGCTGTAAATCGACTGATCCGAGAAAGTCGGATGATTCGGCTTTTTGTATTTATCGCCCAAGTGACCGCGCTCATCCTCAGACATCGTGCCGGACTGCAGCTCTCTCCAGGCACCGCGCAAGTCGTAGTCGTAAACGTCCTTTTCGCGGTGATTCTCTGTCGCCCATGCCTGATATTTTTCTTCCTCATCAGGCGACAAAACGGTATTGAACTTATCCGAATAATCCTCCGAGAACGCATCACGAGGGCCAACGGCATCCGTGCCCCAGCGGTTGATTCTCGCCTGCCGCATCTGCTCTTCGCTCATCTGCGGTTGCTGAGAGGCCGGGGTATAGATTTCAGAAAACAGCATTGTTATTCCTTCGTCTTCACTAAATCGAACTTATAAAGGGAGCCGTCGTCACCAAACACTGATTCCCCGTTAAGCATCAGGCTGTAGGTCACACTGCCGTCTGAGTTCACCTTTTCAGTCTGCAAGGCGAGTTTCGGCATTTTTGCGGCCAACTCTTCGCCGGTCATCGCTAAACCGCTGACGTAGAACGTGCCACGGGCTTTTTTGACTTCTTGCGCCTGAGTCTCTACGAGATCGCCCAAGTCTTCTGAGTAAATGGCTGACGACTTAATCCCCTTCGGCATCACGGCTTTCTTGCCGTTGTACGTTTCAACATCGCCACCGACTGCCGCAGCTATGGCGTCTTCGATGTTCCCGGAGCCCGCCCATTGCTGATAAGCCAAAATGCCGCGCGCCAATTCCACCGTATCGGCCCGGGCCGCGTCCGACTTAAACAGCCCCTGCGTCCCATCGTTGTCCGGATTGATAGTTGCGTAAAGCCGTGCCACATTGCCGGTTTCCACTGCCGGATCATCTTTGACCTGCTTTTCGGCGATGAGCTGCAGCCCTCGCAGGTACATTTCTCCGGAAGTAATGCCGCCGTCGCCTGGAACAATGTCAAACCCCGCCATCGCTATAGCGTACTTGTTGCTGTTTCCCTTCAGTTGCCCTGACACCATACGAATCCCGTCCGGACCCGCCGTGTCAGCAATCGTTTTCAAAAGTGCTACACGGGTTTCAATCGGCGAGCTATCAAGAAGCGTCACCAGTCCTGCGGCCTCCTGCTTAGAGAAAAGGCGTTGCGGCACCTGCCAATCCTTCGCCATCGCGTCCGCCATTTCCACGCGCTTCTGAAGTTGCGCTTTCAGCTCATCTGTGTTCTGCCAATTGAGCGGGGTGATGCCGTACTGATTCGTAGCCATCGCGACACCGATAGGATCAGACTCGCGTTCCTTCAGAATTTTTACCCCAAGAGCTTTTGCTTCTTTCGTTCGGGCGGAGTTCACGAAATCCATCACTCCGGCGCTATCCAAGCCCCAAAGATTTCGGGACGCCTGAGCATCCCGCACCTTTGCCGCCTTTTCTGGATCAAGTTCGTCCAAACGCTGCAGTAGCGTAACCGGCAACTCTTCATTGTTGTCTAGCGCCTTGTAGGCCGTATTAACAAGATCAGACGCTTCCGTGCGCTTTTCCCATTCACGCGCCGCCAGCGCCTGCCGAACCTTCACCGTAACGCCCTGCCGAACGTCGGCATCAGTGCCCTTTGTGGCCTCGTGCGTCGCCTTCAGAATGTCCGAATCGCTTCCAGAAGTCGCGAGCACCTTTTCCACCAGGTACTCAATGTCCTGTTTCTGCTGACCGGCCTTGATGAGTTTTTCGCTTTTAGCGACCTGCACAGCGCTCATATCGTCTTTGTGCGCCTTCAGCCACGCACGAGCCGCCGCAAGGTTCTTGCCCTCAATGAAAATACCGATAGCGTTCGAGTTAACGGTGTCCATCAGTTTCGTCACATCAACCGGAAGGCCAGACTTGTCAGCCTGCCACTGCAGTTCAGACATTGCAACGGCGTAGCCTGAGTTCGCCCTGTCCATATCGCCGGACTGGACACCGTTCAAAACGTCATTCGTCGCAGTATTGAAAGTCGCCGCGTGCGTCGCCTTCTCGAATACCGCCTGTTGCTTCACCATATGGGATTGAAGTTCTGCCCCCAACTGCTGATAGGCCGCCTGCGAATAGAGGTCATACATCTTCCGCTGACGATCTGTCTTCAGTTGACCGCGGCGATTTGCGAAGAGTGCGCGTCCCTTTTCGAGATACTCTTCCGACAGACTTTTCCCGTCAGGACGGTTAAGGGCGTTACTGCCCGTGAGATTGCCCCAACCCTCTTCCGGATTCGACTTCAAATCTTCGAGTTCGCTCTTGGACTGATTGATAGCGTCCTGCACGAGCGTCTTGTCGGTTTCGGCCTGCCACTTATCCACAGCCGAGACAATCTTATCAGTAGCCCCGGCGACGAGTTTGTCAGTACGCCACTTGGAATCCGGCATAGCATGAAGCGTCCCGAGCCCCCTTACAGCGTTCGGAGTCACGCCGCCCTGATACGGATTACCGGGCACAGTGATAGTTCCCATTACTTGCTCCAACTGAAATTAGAAGGCATCTTGAGGCTCCATCCTTGAGCCCCGAATGAGCCAGACGACGTAGCGCCGCTACCGGAACTGCCACCGAAAACATCCTTGAAATCGCTCAAGGTTGCGCCGCTGTACGAGGACTTGCCAGAACCGGACTGTGAGCCGCCCATCTGTCCATTCATAATGTCCATCGCATAGTTGTTGAAAGTGGTCAGCGCAGCCGCCCATGGAGTAATAGACTTTGCGGCCGAACGGTAGGCAAGTGCCTGATTCTTGTAATCGACAGCCGAACGGCGGTAGCCCCAGGACTCAGCAACGGCATTCGCCATCACCTGATTCACCTGCATTTCCTTCACAATGTCAATGGAGGTCAGCACTTCGGCTGCCGATCCAGAACCGCCCACGCGGACGCCCGCTGCAGCCTGCCGGGTTTTGGTAGTTGACTTTGCCTGCCCGGCCTCATACCCAATGGCCGCCGCCTGACGTTCACCGCCGGCCATCACGTCGTCTGCCGCCGTCTCGTAGCTCTGCGCCTGCAAATTCATTAAGTCGGCATTCATTTTCATGAGCGCCTTTTCCTGCTTTGCAGCGCGATAGGCAAGCCACGTCTCGCCGATCTGCATCACGGACGTGTAACCGACCTTGAATCCTTGCTGAAATCGAGAGAAGCCGCCCGCACCTTTTGCGCTCATGAAAGCGTTTGCGGACGACGAAATCGCGGAGGATTGTGTAGATCCTTCGCTTGTCTGTTTGGTTGGATGGAGATATTGAGGCATTCGGCACTCCCGGATTTTCGCCGAGAGTAAACCGAAAGATCAGAACTTTATGGACGGACTACTTTGGCGAGGGCGTCGTGGTTTGCGGCGCAGCGCTGATAAAGTCGGCCGCATTCCGAACCAGAGTCAGCCAGTCTTTGAACCAAGCCTTCCAGCTCGGTAACTCTTCGTCTAAGAGCGTCTGTGGAATCTCCGCCTGCGGAGCCGTGACCGTCCGCGTGGCGCAACCGGGCGCGAGCACGATCAAGCTCAGCACGCAAATCGTTGTACTCAGCCTGCGCCAGGTTGATCGTGTCCGTTGCTTTTGAAAGTCCTTCTGCATTCTTTCTCTCCGCCGCACGTAGCGCATCAGACTGCGCCGCCTCCATGAGGGCAATTTCCCGGTCATAGTGCGCAGAGGTCAACCAAGCTCCTGTGCCAAAAGCCAGGACGACCGCCACCATGTAGACGTAATCTTTCACAGCTCTACCCCTTCGAGTTTCGCGCGGCGGCGAAGAACGTCGAGATACCCATCCATCACATAGGTCTGGAAACCATACAGCTCACGAGAGAGCGTCGGCGTAAAGTCCAGCTTCCCCGCATCCCATTTATCAAGCATCGCCCCAAGTTTTTTCCGGCGAATTTTCAGTTGCAGGTACTCCGCCTTGAAGCGATCTTTGTAGTCATCGCTACACATCAGCGCGGCAGTGTCTTTGAGCTCCATCATTTGCGACTCCTGTAGTCCCAATAAGCGTGATGACCACGCACGTCAACATGGACGAACGCGTCGTAAAGTCCGACGCCGCCGTCTTTATTGAGCTCCAGGCACAAGTCCTGAAACTCAGGAATTAACCGCGGATCATCCGGTCGAATATCCGCCGCCATGCCTTTCGTGTGATAAGAATTAGACACGGCCCCGGGAATCGTCGCGTTGTATTCTGGGCTTCGGTATCCCGAATTAACGAGAACCGGCTTCCCCCACTGTCGGCGGATGCGGTTCAAAAGATTCAAAAGCTCGTCCCGTACGACGTGCGGGAAAGGAGACTGATGCGGGTCATTCGGACTCTGCAACTCCTTTTCGTCAAAGAAACCGTATTTCATCGGCCGCCTCTTTCTAAAAAACTTTTCAGGATGCTCACGCCGTCTTTTCCCATCATGCCACCCAGCCCGGCAAGCGCCCCCGCGGCCTCGTCCGGCAAACCGTAAGAGTGCGCGGCCATACAGATCAGAAAACCAATGAATCCCGACAAGGCTACCGCCCCGAAGAATTCCCACCAAAGGAATGGTTTCGCTTTATCCAACGAGTTCAAATACATCAGACACTGAGCCATAGCGCCCACCGCGAAGGAAAAAAGGTATCGAAAACAATCGTGGTACTCCTGCATGGGAATCTCGCCCCTCTTCTAACGGAAGCATTTTCGAAGGGCGAGGCGACTCTTTATGGACGGTTAAGTCGAGACATTAAGAACCAACCCCTGCACCGTGAGCGGCAACGGGTCAGCCTGTCGAATGCAAACGGAACCTTCGGTTTGCCACGTCGGCGCGAGGCGCAACTCAATTTCCTCTGTCTTGAGTTCCGGCGGCTTTCCGGGCATTTCTGTCGTACGCTGTTTGTATTCCGTGAGATTGTCAAAGTCCGGACCCACAAATACACCCGACGAGCGATAGACCTGTAGGAAGGCTTGAATGATGTTCTTTTTAATGCCCCCACCAAGCGCACTCTTGTTCTGCATTGTGAGCGGCAACGTCTTAGCATCAGCCTCGAAAGGCAATCCGACTATCACTTTGGACGCAGGCGAATCAAGATCGACCACTCCATTCGTTACAACTTGTTGAGGCATGACGGCACCATCAGCAAGGATAGAAACCGTCTTGCCTTCGAGCCAATTCAAACCGGTAACGTGCGTTGTCGGCTCTCCTGAATACACGCCGCCCGAGTCAACAAAGAACGCATCCTGGATGTTTTCAACGTTCATTGAAGTCATCCGCTCAATGTAGCGTTTCGTCTGCCCGTTGATTTCACGACGAACGACAACGTAAAGATGGTCCTCTTCGCCCTCTTCCACGGCCGCCACGGACTCAAACACACCGTCGGTAATATGCTGATGCCAGGCCAAAACTTCCTGTTCTGGAATGTATGTCAGCCCCAAAAGCGAGCCATCGGAACTGATATACCAAAGAAGCGGTATAGGCGCCAAAGCCAATGCCGAGTCCAAAACTTTTTTGAAGTCGAAAAGATGCGAAGCCCGGAGGCACAAATCCGACGACACAAAGCCGCCCGCCGAATATTCATAAGCAAAGTCTCGGACGTGCCCGCCACGGGCCGCACAATAGACAACGGCATTGCCGACGACCTGCGGCATCACCCGGCTCGATCCTGTATTACTCTGAGGCTTTGCGGCAATGGACGACGGAGAAATCACACTGCCGTCCTGCGGACTGATGCGGAAAGCCATGCTGGACGTGAGGAGAATCAGACTTGTCAGCGAAACGACGTGCTGTACTGCGCTGAATTCTCGACTTGCCATTTGAAAACTCACGCGGTCATCATCGCGATATGGGAGGGAATAACTGAAGTCCGACTCACTGCCCGTACGCGTCATCAGCACACGTTGCGGATCCGAATGCAATCCGGCAAAGATACGCCGCTGCTCGAAGTACCCGACGGCCCGAGGATAGTCACCAGCGCCACCTGTCGTCGCCGTACCCGTAGCACCGGAGCCCGTACCGCCGCGGAATGTCAGTTTCGGTGCCGTGTACTCGGAACCCGCCGCCCTGATCTGTACGGAAACAACCTTCCCGTTTTCAACCACAGCCCGCAGCTGAGCCCCCGAACCCGTACTATCGGACACTTCCACCGTCGGAACGCCAGAATAAGTGGAGAGCGAGTACGTCTCAGTTTTTGTGGACACGAAAAACGCAGAGAGTGTCTGACCGGAAACCACCACCTTCGGAGAAGTGTAGTTGTTCCCTTCGGAGACAATTCGGATGCCTTTCAGCGTCGTGTAGTAGTTGGTATAACTGTTACCGCTTGAAGACGTTCCGGGCGATGAATGTCGCTCAAGCACCAACTCAACTTTGCCGCCGTAGCCAGTATTGGCCGAATCGCTAAGCGTTACTGAAAGCGAAGGGTAGCCAGAACGTGAAATCCACGTCGTGCTAATGTTTTCCACCGGCAAAAGTCCATTGACGCAGTTGGTGTAACCGCTTCCGCCGTTTGTTACCGTCACTGACTTAATGCCGCGAGACGTAGAGAACACATCATCAAAGCGACGAATCGTTATCTCCGTCTTCGGCGTAATGTTGTCGTCGATGATTTCCGGCGTTTCACTATCGCCAATGTAGCCGTAAAGTCCGCCCTTGTTTTTATAGAAGCGATAGAAGGCTGCGCCCTTCATCTCGTCGCAGGTAATCTTGACCGTAGTCCCGTAAGCGTAGAGGTTTGCCACGACACTCACCGCTTCACTCGCTTCGCTTTCCTCTGTTTTGTCGGCATTGAGGCAAGATACCCGATACTTCTGAGTGTACTTGTCGGCGTTCGAATCTTCAGCCGCAGCCGTTGCACGTACCGCCGCTACCCCCGTCGGCTTCGGGAGTTTCGTATTGGTTTCGACTGTTACGATTCGCCAGTCCCGTGCACCATAGCGACGAATTTCAGTCGGCGGATAGTTTTCGTGCGTCACCGTCACAATGTCACCAGACTGTACATAATCCAAAGAGAACAAGTCCGCAGAATCCCAAGGTGTTGTGACCTGATACTCCGTCCCGTCGTCATTCACCAGCGTCGCACCGTAGCTATGGAACCGGGCGTACTTGTGTCCGAGCTCAATAATCATCGTCTGCCCGGCACTGTACGTGAACGGGATCAGCCGCACTGGGCGCGAGTCGTTACCCACTTTGTTCACGAACTCGAACCCCGGGCGGTTGCGGATAGGTCCCTGCGGCAGGCAGATGAAGTTTTGGCACTTCAAAAGCCCGGCCTGATACTTCACGTCGTCGCGGCGGCCATACATATCCGGCGAGATTTCGCCCCCGGCAAAGCTAAGCTGAATTACTTTATCAACGGCCATACCAGCCTCCCATTTCCTCTGGAAGGCGCATATCACCCGTATAAGGCGTTCGTGCCATATCCACCGAAGTGTCCTGCAAAGCGTCGCGCTTAATAGCGTCTTTCACCATCAGCGTGTAAATCTTCAGTTGTTCTTCTGCCATGGAAGCACCAGTCGCCCCGGTAATCGCTGCACCTGCGAGTTTGGCTGCCAGCAAATGCGCCAGAGCATCGGCAAAATCCGATGGGAACAACTCGGCCGGCACCAGCGACGTCGTATACCGAACCCAATCCGCTGGAACGTCCGTCAGAATCGCCATACCGTAATCCGACCGTTCAAGATGATAGGAATACAGGTCACGGCCCGACTTGTCGAATACACGCTGAATCTGCAGGCAATCCGATGGATATCCGTAGGCATAGGCCGCACCAATCGGAGGTTCTTTCAGCTGATTGAGTTTGGTGCGCTTTGTGGCAAATGTCCACGCCGTTTCAGTGAGAATACGGTTAAGCGCCAACGGGTAGAACCGGGCACAATGATCCGCCTGCGGAGAACCTTCGGGCGGATCAATGGAAGTCACCGTGCCCGTATCGCCGAGATACGACAGCGCGATGTTACAAATATCGACAACGGTAGTCATAGGGCCTCCTATGAAAGCGGGGAGCCGTCAGACTCCCCGTAAAACTGCGCACCGCCAACCGTCAGGCCAGCGGAGAGATAAGGATCACCTCCTTAAGCAGCGTAGTTAGGATTCGCTTCATAATCCCCGATTCGCTTCCCGCGCGGGCTGTCCGGACGGAGCGTCACGCCGGCAGACACCTTGCCAGACATGGACGTGCCCGCAAACACCAACTTGGTGTACTGGGGTAAGCCCTGCGGAATCGGGATATTGATCCCACCACCGTCCGTGAGGTCAGTCAGCTTGTAGGAAAGGATTTCCGTGAACGTGGAATTATCGGAACTGCCTTGAAGCGCAACGCTTGCGAGCCCCGTCACGGCACCGACGTTGCGGACGTAGATATAGCCGACACCTTCGGAAATACCGGCCTTACCAATATCAAGAACCTTCGAATCCTTGCTTGCGCCGGAAAGCGTCAGTTCACTGGCATACATGGTTAAAAAATCAACATGCATCGTTCTTTCTCCCTTAGCTGATCTTGGCTTCGTCGATGCGAATAGCGTCGTCGGCTTCAATCGGAATCGTGAAGAAGTGCGTCGCCATCTGTTCGGCAGCTTCCACAATCTTGAGGCACTGCGTGGACTTTTCATAGGCGGCAATTTCCAAGGCCGTCTGAATTTCGGTGCGGCAAAGCATCACCTGATGACGGCGCAACTGAGCCGGAATACGGTTCTTCGCGCGAATCAGCGTCTTGATAAGAGAATCAGACTGCAGATCAACTTCGCCATCCTTCATCGGGATGTTGCACACACGAACGCAGGCTCGCCAATCGTTAAGAGCCGCACCGGGTTGCCACTTGTAGTGGTCAACGTATGCTTCCATCTTGCCCTTGCCGTCGGGGGCATCGACAGTCTGCTGTCCCTTATCTGTATGCTGCAAACCATATTTCGAGCCCTTCGGGTAAAGTCCGAAGAATTCGTCAAAGTTAACAATGTAGACAGAAGTGTAGCCATCAGCCGTACCGGTATAACCAGCATCAGCAGCAACCACATTGTGCGACGCCGGAACCTTTTTGTTCATCGTGGCATAGCGCGTAGCCAAGCCAGTGAACTTGCGAATATCCTTGTCATTGTCGCCGTAATAAAGAGCAGCAGCGACGGCATCGCTCATGCCCTGAATAAAGGCCTTTTCTTCCGAGAGGCGGAACTGAGCCGTGTTGCCGTTTATATTGGCAAGGTCAATATCAACGTTAGCGTAGTTTTCAACGTTAGAGGTCACGTCCACCACAGAGGCAGTCGAAGACTTCGTCGGCTGGACGCCTTCGTACATCCCGCGCCACGTCGGTTCAGGGATGCCAGTTCGGATTGAATGCTTGAAGCCCGTGGTCATGTTGCATTCGCGCCACGGAATATGTCGCAGGATAGCGTTATTCTGCGACAAGACTTCTGCAATCGGAGCAATCTCGCCGTTCTCATCCGTGCGGGATGCGACATCAGCAAGGGTAGGATACTGAGCAATAGCAGCCATGCTTTCCTCTTAGTTCATCTTGGAATTGTTGAAAAACCGGGCCAACGGGTCTCCCTGTCCGCCCTCACCGTTGCCGCGCGGTGAAACGTCGTCGGAGATCGACTGAGCGATCTGATAGAACATCTTGATAATCCCCGGATGCGTATCGAGCCCCGTCTTTACGAGGAGCTCCCGCGCCTCCGGCGGGCAATACTTCTGAAATGCCTTCGCCGCAATGCCGAGGTTTTGTTTGGCCTTCGCGCCGCCGAGTTCCTTGTCCGCAGCGAACGCCTTGAGGTTTTCACTCTTGAAGGCCGCCAGCGCCTGTTCCTGCGCCTGCTGCAGCACCGGACTCATCTTGTTGATGATCGTGGCAAAGGACTTCTGCGAGAGGCCCATTTCGTGGCAGACACCCGCCAACGTTTCGCAAACATCGTCATTCAGTTCCGCGCCTTCGGGAACTTCGATGCCTTCGTTGGTGTAGGAATCTTCGGGCGCACCGAGCCATTCATTGGGCTTATCGCCCTTGTCCGTCCCGTCGTCACCCGCCGCAGGTTCGCCACCATCATTGGCCGCGTCCGCCCCCCCGGTCGCCGGAGGTACTGCATCGGCGGCAGCGGGCGTACCTCCGGCGACACCGGGATCAGTCGTACCGGTATCAGGAGGCGTAGCGCCAGCGTCCGCACCGGTATCCGTAACAGTTGCCGCATCTGTCATTTGTTTTCCTCTCGCATTGAATTGATCTGCTCTTCAAGCCCGGCCGAGCGAAGTCGCCGGAGAATGTCAAGTCCTACATCTCGCCGAGCACTGAGGAGCATCATTCGCATCGGATCAGTACTCGTCACCGAGTCCGCCTGCCCCGTAAGGGAGAGAACCCAGTGCATTGCCCGACGGCCGAACTCGGTTTCCATCAGGCTTTTCAGCGCGTTGTCGAGTTTCTTTTCTTCCTGCTTTCGCAGCCGTTCTTCTTCTGCGCGGGCTTCTTCCTCTTCGAAAATGCCCTGCATCCGAGTGTCTGCCATTGTTTCTGTCATCCCGTCACCTTTATGGACGGCCTTACATCACGCCCTGAGATGGTTGCTCTTGTTCGGGACTCATCGCTATATCCGCGCCGCCGACACTGCCTGCCGCCTGCCCCAAATCCTTGATAGTGGAAGCCGCCTGTGCTGCCTGCATCTGCTGCTGTTGCTGCGCCTGCTCTTCGGCGCGCTGCTTGCGAATGATTGCCACCCGAGAGCCCGCAACGATCATGGACGGCGGAACGCCGTTCATATCCGCCAAGAGATCAATCGTTTCATCGGCATCCAATTTGTCGAGCGCTTCCGGACGCATCTGCGCCAGAACGCCAATCTGCTGCACCGTGCGCATAACGCCGTCCACCGCAGAACTTTTCTGCATCTGCGCCAGTACCGAGATGTATTCAACATTGAGTTCTTTCCCCTGCATTTCCTGCGGAGGTTCAGGCACCAAGTCGGCCTCCACTAGGTATCCAAACGCCGTAGAGACCAACGGATCAAGCATTTCCGTATGAAGGCGCTCAAGCACCGGCCCAAGCATCATCACCTTTTCCTGTTCCAACGCCTGGATTTCGGTAGCCGTACGGTCAGTACCTTGATTCGCCGCGATCATCTGGAAGATGTTCACATTGAAGTAGCGCTGTATCTGCGCCCGTGCGTCTGCGATCTGCGCCTGCAGCATTTCAGGCGATGCCTGCACTGCCCAAGCCGAGCGAATCACGTCGTTGTCCGCAGGGTCAACCGGGATGCGACCGCCGGGACGGAATAGCTGCATTGCGCCCTTGTACTTTGTCGGGTATTGAATCGGTGGATTCGAGAGATAATCCGTGAGGATGCCCATCTGCTTTTGCAGGCGCTGCAGACTTTTAGCCGCCGACAAGGCTTTCGCACCAGGGCCACGCCCGTAAACAGAGCCCGCCGTAGTGAGCCATCGGGGACACAACGCTGGAAATTGGTCATAGCCGGACTCACCCAGCACCTTGCCGTCACTGCGGCCTTGTTCCCAATACACAGACCGCCACGGCTTATTGTGGTTGTCGTGCTTCATCACGTTACGGTCAAGACGCGGCTCAATGGCGTGCATCACGTCAAAGCGACGGTACGGGTTATCGCGTAAGGAACTTCTGACATCGGTGCTGACAGCATCGATACCGAACTTCTGCACCATCTGCTTCGCCGTCATGCTGATATGACGATAAACCGTGTCGATACGGTCGAACGGATCAGCCGCGAGCCAGTATTCCCCAACCGTGAGATTCATCATATCGATGACACGGTCAGGGTGACGCTGCACAATGGAACACGCAGTCCCGAACGCCGGAAGCTCAAGATATGAGCGATGCAGCGAGTTGTAGACCTCCGACTTTGCGAAATACATCAGGATCAAGTCCTGAAGTTCAGACAGCCACTGTTTCACATCCGGCGATTCGTCTAAGTCCGGATCCATTGTCGTAAGACGCAGCCACGGCCGCGACGGCGAACTGACGCCCGCCAAGAGTCCTGCCGCCAAAATATCGGCACTGTCTGCGGCTTCGGCATCATACAGGCGCGTGTAGCGCTTACCGCCCTCGTAGCCACGCTCACCGGGGAACGCCCCCAAGTCCGGCACCTCATAGTCGCGTATGTCGTACCAAAGGTTTTCCCACGTCTCACGTTCCGCTTTCAGCCCAGCCAAGCGCTGCTGAAGCTGCTTGACATCAACTGCCATTCGCGCCCCCGAGCGTACTCGTTTGGTTAAACAGCTTCGTTTTCTTCAGCTTGCCTCCCGTTAGATCAGTAGCCGCCCGCTTGCTGGACGTGTTTGAAGCAAGCAAAGAATCAATATCCGGTTCTTTGCCGTTAGCCTTCTCGCGTTCCTGCGCCTCGTTTTCATAAGCTTGCTTAGTGGCCTGATACTGCTTTTCTGCCAAAGCCTTCTCACGATCCAGTTGGCGCTTTTGGGTATAAATGTTGAGGCCGCCGGTGACAGCACCGATAATTGCCCCAGCGATTGTCTGCGCCATAGCTACGCCCCCAAAAGCTTTTTCTTCTGCAGCTTGAGATCATCCGTACTGATGCCGCCAAGCCCCGTCAACGAATCGCCCGGACCGGAGTCAGCGCCGAAGTCACCAAGCCCTGAAAGCTGAGAGGAATCAGCGTCGTTCCCGTTGGACTTGCGTTGTTGCTGGTCCAACAAAGATTGCTGCTTCTTTTTCTGCGCTGCTAATTCGGCCTCCTGCCGACGTGCTTCTTCCTTGGCCTTGTCGCGGGCGTCTTTGCCCGTTACTTTGTTGAAAGCCTTCTTTACGGCCTTTACCGGATTTAATTTAGAGAAAAATCCCATTTGTTAGCCCCCCAACGTATTGCGCTTGCGGAATAACTTTCCGCCTTCACCGTCCGCAGCACTAGACGTACCAGCGTCCATTGCCGCGTCGTCTGCCCCTGTGGATTCAGCACTAGCAGGCTTGCCAGGAGTGCCGTTGTTACGCCTACGGGATGTAATGCGAGAAACAATGTTGGCAAGGCCCATTTTCAAAGCAAGGCCATGGCTCATTTCTTGTCACCTCCAAGTCGATGCTTTCGCAAATGCCGACGTTCAAACTCTTCTGCTGAAGGTTCAGCCATCACAGACTCCTTATAAATGTCACCTGACAGCCTGAATGCGGCCGTTTCTGCAAAGCCGCGGCGAGTGGTGCTTGCTCGTCGCAGATCCACTGAAACGACGTACACCCCCGCTTTTTTGCCTCACGCTCACACATCACAAAAAGCCGTCCGGGCACCATCGTCCCTCGGTATTCGGGCAATACGAAAATCGTGTCGTTGCAGGCCGTAAGTTCCCCAGAATGCTGATGAGGCGCGACAAAGATCGACGCAGCCCCCACCGCTTTTTCTCCGTCGTAGGCGACAAAGGCAAACGCCAGCGAGTTTTCGGAGAGTGCGCGGTAGAAGTCTTCCGTCGGATCAAAGATCGGGCCGTTACCTGATTCGCGGAAATTCGTTTCAAGCAAATCTCGGTGCTTCCGCAGCAGGTCATAACAGGACATGAGTACGTATCGCATACCCGCAGTTTCAGCGGGGCGACGGTACATTTATGGACGACAATCGCTCAATCGTCCATAAACTTCAAAGCCTTGCAAATACGATGCGTTCATGAAATTTCATGGGAGGGTACTGCAATGGAAATTCAAGTCCGTTGCCGATGCGGCAAACGCCTTTTCGACCTTTCGCTAGACAGGCCTCCAGGCGGACGCATCTACATCTTGTGTCGCTGTAAAACGATGAACGTCATCGACCTTTCAGCGTATTCCAATCTGCAGGCCCATTCGGAGCCTGTTTCAAAAGAGGCCCCTGAGCCCACTTCTCAGCGCCAAGCGAGCGCACAATCCTGAGAACCTTGAGTTCCATAGCAAAAGGAGTTTGCTATGGCTGAATTTGCTTCTAAAGGCCTCGCCAACGGCGTAGGCATCCCTGCCCTTGTTTTGGGCTCTCTCGGCTTTCTTGGCTCTGCCAACAACGGCAACGGCGGAATCCTCGGCGGCCTTTTTGGCGGCGGAAACTGCAATCAGGTTTCTGCGCTGATGGCTGAGAACGCTAACCTCCGCGCGGAGAAGTACTCTGACAACAAGAACGCCGAGGTGTACGTCGCCTCTCGCGCTGAGAACAAGGCGCTACGTGACGAGCTCATGGGCTTTATCCGCCCGCTCTCCAACGAGGCCGCGCAGAACCGTGAACGCATCGCCGTGCTCGAAACCAACGTGGCCAAGAACGCCGAGATCGCCGACCTGCGCGAGAAGCTGGTGCGCGCCGAACTTGGCGCCAAGATTGACACTGTTGCGCAGACGTGCGGCTGTGGTATTGCCCAGCTCAACAACGCTGTCGCCGGTATCAACACCACGTTGAACCAGATCACCCACACGGTTATCCCGCGCACAGCGATCTGTCCTGAAGTGATGGAACGCTACAACTCGTGGGTTGCGCCCACAGCCGCAGCTCCGGCAGTTCAGCCGGTGACTGGCAGCATCAACGTTAACCGGGGTTAAGCCATGAGAATGCCGATTGGAAACTTGCCTGCGGTGGTTGTGGAATTTGCTCAGCAAGTCCTCATCCCGGCCGCAGAAAAGCAGGGCGGTTCTCTGCCCTTCGCCGTCGGCATCGTCTCGGGGCTCGTCGCACAGCGGGCCCCGGCGATGATCGAACCTTACCTGCCGATGCTCAAGTCTTTGGGAGCGGTGGATGAGCAAAACCGAATCGACGTGGACTTACTGTACGGCGAAGCCGCAAAGAACCTTGAAGCGCACCCGTTCGCCATCGGGCCGTACAAGCCTGATCGAGGCGACCTGGATGCGCTGAAGGAAATCATGAACCGGCATGGAGAATAGTCATGGAAATGAAGGAACTTATGAAAGCCCGCGCGGAGCAATCCATGCACTGCCTGCTCGAAAAGATCGACAAGGTATGCGATGAGGCCCGCGACAGTGGCGGCTTAAGCGGTGAGGACGTTCGCACGCTTGAAAAAGCGTGGTGCGCCATCGCCACTATAAAGGCTGTCTGCAAGGAGTAACGAAAAACCCCGGTTCATCGCCGGGGTTCTCATTGCAATCTCAGTTCTACGAGTCGCTGCTGAAACGGGGTTTCGTTACAGCCGCGCCTCAATCTGCGCCAGGCGCCATCTCTGGTAAGCGGCTTCAAGTGCAAGAGCCTCTTCATAGCGGATGCCGTACCGATCGCCCGCAGGAGTCACGAGACGATGCACAACGTGAGTCTGAGCAGGCGTGACGGTACCATCTTCTGCGACGACCTCTGGCGTATCGACAACCTCTACGTCTTCGTATTCGTCATCCCATTTGTCGTAGCAGAGAAGACCGTAACGAGTTGCGTCCAGACCTTCGGACTCGAATGCCGCCTTCACCTCCTGGGCAACGACGCCGACGTGGATTCGAGCGTCGCCGCCCTTCTTCTCTACAGCGTCCTTGAACTGGAAGACCTTGAAGTTCACCTTGCTCCAGGCACGCATGAGGGCGTCGTCGGGGGAGTCGATCGAAGTCTTCGACCGCTCGTCGGACGTGTTGATTGTGCCTGTAGCCGCGAAAAGTTGAGACCAACGTGCCGTTGCTGATCCTAACGCCTGAGCATTACTCAAACCGGGGTTAAGAGATTTTTCTGCACTTAGTAAAACTCGTGCAGTAAATGTAGATCCATCCCACTCCCCAATAAAAAATTGAGTATTTATCGGATAGGAAATGTGCCCTGATTTTGAATATGCATTTCCAAATCGAAAGTGCGGACGGTTTACCCCAACGAATGTTGACGTTGCATTTTGAGCAAAATCTGACTCACAAGCACTGACATTAGTTGCAACGAAGTCTCTTAGCTGCCCCGTAGATGTTTCTGACGATGTCACCAAGACTTTATTTTTCAAGCCTACTATGTCAATGTTTTCAAGAACAACTCGCTCGTTATTAGATATGATGCCCGCAGCTAATCCAGATTGCTTTTCTACAATGAAATTTGCAATTTTATCTATGGATCCAGCCTTATCGAAAAGAGCATACGTATAGCCTTCTAGATTATCCACGAAAACATTTTCGACGATATTGTGCTTAGACGATGCAAAATCCGATACCTGCGTCGTAAACAGCCCGTAGTATTCCGAAGTACCGCTTACATAGCTAATATCTCTGAAGGCGAGATTTCTATATACGCCAAAGAATCCGTTGAGGACGCATTGAACCTTCGCCACGTTTTCAGAACAAATCCCATAAGTTTGCAACCCGTCCACGACTACGTTTGCATAACCTTCCACCTTGACAGGTCGGAGTTTGGTTGCGCCCTCGTATGAAGCACTCAAATCTCTTAACGTAATGTCAGTGAAAATAACATTCCTTGCACAAGTCTTTTCTGCAAGTTCAGTCTGAGGCACTTCCGTAGGAACGCACCAGGCAACACAACCGTTGGCAACCTTTTCAGCAGTTGAAGCTGTAACTGTGATGTTTCTTGCAGGCGGCTCTTGATGGTGCCCAACAGCAGAATATGCGCTTGCATAGCCATAGACGTAGCAGCTTGTAGCAGTGCAATTTTCACTACCCCCATCAAATTCAATGCCGTTTTGATTTTCTTTTGCTTTGACAGATCGATTAAATATTGATTTATGACCATCAACCAAAACATTTTTAGCAAAGTGTGTCGTTAAACCATCGTCGATGACTGAGTTAATTGTCTTTGTATCTCTAAAGACAATTTGCTCACATCCGCCAGACACAGCATCGTAATTAAAGTGACCAACATCGTGGTTGTTTTTTAATTCAAAAGTGCTACAGTCAAACCCGTGCATAACTGCATCTATGACAGTAACATTTTCAACTAAAGCACCTTTTACGCCTGCGAGCTTTACACCGCAACCACCATAACTATCAGTAACCTGAGCGGCTCTATCCCACCCGTTCATCTTGATAGCTAAGTTTTTGATTGTGATGTCAGTATCATAAGTTGTTTGTGCGACTGACTGGTACTTCGCTTTATATCTAGAAAGATTTACGAAACCATCAAGTTCGTTCTTTGCCGTTTTAGCCACGACAAATATCGTTTTCTTTTCGCCATCTCCATAAACGAAGCTGTCAGAGGGCAACGCAATATCTGACGAAATTAAGTAGACGCCTGAAGGCATGTAGCAAGCGACATGTCTGTCAGTGCTTTGAACAATCGCGGCCTGAATGGCTGCAGTGTCATCATGGTGGCCATCGCCAACAGCTCCAAAATCCTTCACATTGACGACGTCCGCGAAGCGGTACCGGAGCTGACGCGGGTAGACGGTACCGGCCGCGGCCACCGGCAACATATCCCCGATGCCTGTGGGCGTTTCCACAATGTGAATATCCTTGCCCTTCTTCTTGGCGAGGGCGACGCCGGAATGGTATTGGATTGTCATGATTAAGCACCCGTGCCGCTACCGTCGTAGACCACGGCAGTCTTTGCACCGACATACATATTTGATTTCATACTGGATCGGCAATCGCTGTACTGCGAGTACATGGGCCCCAACACAAAGAACCGCACACCGGTGAAGCCGTCGGGGAAAGTGAAGGACGCCAGATTCGAATACAGACTTAAGGAGGAGCCCGAGTTCGAGTACACGAGGTAATTCGTCGGAAGGTTTGACGACATTCCGGAGAAGTCGAGGGTATTGATTCGCAGGTCGCAGCGCAGGGTATAGATGGCGTACTGAGGCGACAACGATGCGCCGTCCGAGTTGAAGCTACAGTTTCGAATATCGACCTCTCCGCCTTCGGCATGAACAATCATCCGTATTCCACCGTAGTCCTGAACCCCCTTGAACGTGAGCTGTGAGAATCGCACCGTACTGTCGTTGATTCGGAGAGGCGGAAGAACGGCTGTCGTTTTCCCTGCCCACTGCTGCACGACAACTAGGCGAAGCAGCCCTTGCAGATACAGAACGCTGACGCGGGAGAAGTCCCCGGCCACGTTGATAACCGCGCGGTATGGCTTCTTAGTCTGCTGCAGGCACCAAATTGCCCGGTTCAAAGAGTTGAATGGCTTAGCCGCGGTACCATCCCCGGCGTAGGCCGCCGAGGCATCCACATAGATGGCGACGTTCTCCTGCATCAGATTACCGAAAAAGCCCCCGCTTTCAGCGAGGACTCTATCCTGTGTTTGCGGTAACGCTGATGGCTCCGCCAAGTCGAAATCTGCGAGATAGAAAGGAATTTCATTAGGGCCGTCGTTAAAGCCAAGAAGCATGGCCCCCTTGAAGAAGTCCACGCTTTCCAACTCGGCGAACGATCCCCCAAGGAACCACTTCCACACGACTTCACACTTTGCCGTATCAAACACGACAATGGCTTCCTCGCGCTGCAGAACATTCGTACTGCTTGTGGTACTGCGCGGGAAGAACAACAAGCCCTTGTACACACCAAAGTCCTGCCCTGTCGCCGGAGCCCATGTTGGATAGCTCCACGGGATAGAACGCTCCAATACCCATTCCGTCGTGTACACCAAAACCTTGGCATTGGCATAGGCGTAGAACCGATCGGTATAGGAGTCGTAGGCGATAGCGCCGCCACTAGCTGCAGGCAAAGCGATAAAACCTTCGCGCGTCAATGTAGCCGCGTCAACGACAGCGATAGCCTGAGCCACGTCACTAGCCAACGTCGTGACGTACAACTTTCCATTGCAGTACGTCAGACCATTAGCGTGATAGAGATCAGTGTAATCCGCGGACGTTCGGGCGCCCGTAGACACCGTGTATTTCACAATTCGCTGAGACGCGTTGTCCTGCGTGATTTCAGCGAACCAAACGGTATCCTCTCCATCGGTGCAAAAGCCTTGCAGAAAATAGCGCGAGTTTGAATCCCGCCAGTCAACCGTCGTGGTAAAAAGGATGCCGGGATCAAGGCGTTCGGTAAATTGACGAGTCCGCCACCACGGAGAAGCCAGCACGGCGCTCTTGCTGAGCATATCGGCCAACTTCTCCGCAATCGTCTGAAACAGCTTTTCCAAGGTCTCGCCGCCCACCAACCTGTTCGAAATATCCTCCCCGGCGTTGCCCGGATTGCCGTAGCCCTTGACCCAAAAGTAACCGTCGTAGGGATAAGCCTCGACCTCTTCAAGGGAGTTCACCAGGTGGGGAATATCCCACGAATAACGTTCGATAAAGCCCTTGATGGCTTCGCAGGCGGCAAGCGTTTCCTTGGACGCCCCGGCTGCAGCGATAGCGTCGTCCACCGCGGCGAGCAACTTATCGCGCAGCTGACGAGGGGTGATCGTGTCCGTCGGATCGGTGATGAGCGCGCGGCTGACTTGCTCGACAAGTTGCTGACAGAGAATCGTCAGCCGGTCGAGCGAATCATTGAGCACCGTCGGAAAGAACGCCCCTCGGTTTGTGAAAACCGTCGGCTGTACATAGGCTTCGCCCGAGATAACGGCAAGCGCCGCGCCTTTTACCAGTGGCTCCTTAAGCGTAATCTTGCCGCCAGGGTTGATATCTTGGTCGTCATTAAGGACGCAGACGTACGCATTTGGGTTAAGAACCGCATCAACGCCATGGGGCGGCGCAACGTGAACTTCGGCATCCTCAGACTTCAGTAATTTGAAAGAAAAAGAAAACTGCGTCTGCACACCGTCGCCGACATAAATATCGCTTCGGCGAAGTTGAGATTGAATAGCCATGGGCGAGACCTCAGAATTTAGTCTCTGCAGTCTCGCCCCGTGGCCCCGGCGTTTATGGACGGGTTAACGCCACGACCTATCGAACTCCTCGTTTGCGTCGTAGTCGTTCGAAGAGCCGTAGAGCTGTCGTTCGAGCCGCTGATCTAGTTTCGGCGCGACGGGCGCGGCGAAGGTGAGCGCCAAAGCATCCGCCAAGTCAGTGCTTCGCCCAATGCGTTCCTTGATCTTGTCTTTCGACTCCAAAATCTTCAGCCCTTTGCCCGTGGTGTAGCCGTACGTCGGCGCGGACAAGTCAGCTTGTAGCATCGTATCCGGAGGGATTGCCCCGCCGTCTTGTAGCCATTTCGCCATTTCTGCCCACATTTCCATGCGTTTATTTGCGTAGTGCGGATCCGAAGAGGCACCGGCAAAGGCCACTTCCGTCACATCAAAACGTAATTGCCGCAACCTATCGACAACACCGGAACCATTGCCAATATCGATGAACACCGCATCCGGTTGCCATTCCCTAATCTGAATCGCCACCTGATCCGCGAGTGCCATATTGTCGAGTTTCCGGATGACTGTCGGCGGCCAAGACACAACGCCCTGACGCTTGAATATCACAGAAGCGTCAGACCCAAAGCGTGCCACGTCAACACCCAGGATGCGCGGAGACGCAGCGTAATCGTGCTCTCGGTACTGTCGGCACGCAGCGGCGCGGACGGTATCAATCGAGATCAGCACATTGTCGGCCGCCGCATTGAAGTCACACATGAATTCCTGCCGGAACTCATTCTCGGACATTTCGAGTTTCAACGCCTGCAACTCGTTGTCCGGAATAACGTGCGTCCGATCCACTGAGTAGAGCATTGCAATCCACTCCGGGTCACCGGCGGCCATGCGTTCGAGAGCCTTGTCATACATCTGACTGAAGAGATTTATCCCCTTCGGCGTCCCAATGAATACCGCCCAACCTTTGCGGTCAGCGAGCGCCGGGCGCAAAATTTCGCCCCACACTTCGGGCTTCATCTGCGCCACTTCGTCAAGAACCACGCCGTCAAAATACGCGCCGCGAAGGGCATCCGGATTATCGGCACCGTAAATGCGGATAGTGACGCCGTTCGGCAGTGTGATAGACAACTTCTGCTCATTGACCTTGCACATCGGTATCGGGGCCGTGTAGTGCTTCAGATAACCCCAGGCGATCTGTTCGGCCTGATTCCGGAACGGGGCAATGTAGGCGTAAAAGCCCCGCTCCTTCGCGTCAACGATAGCCCGCTTGATAAGGTGATTGACACTGAGAACCGTTTTACCCATACGGCGATGCGCAACCAGGACAGCGAAACGATGAGTTTCAAGCGCCTGATGAATCTCGTCCTGAGGATACCGGGGCGCGTACGGAATTTTTATCTGTACCGTCATTCTTCGTCGCCGCTCCATCCGATGCTGAGACCGCCAGCAATTGTCGTCTTGTTGTCCTTTTCGTAGAACCCGACGTGCTTTCCGATCAACTCAAGCGCCTTATTGGCGGCCGGTGCGTCTACCTGTTCCTGCACCGGCAGTCCTGCATCGTCGTAGACTTGAGACCGGCGTTCGCCATCGAACTCGGTTTTCCCGTAAGTCTTGGCATTGATCCGGTACTGATCGATATGCCACTGCAGCACCTGATCCTGAGTGATTTCGAGCCGTTGCGTTCGAGCGGCTTTCCCGTCCGCAACAGCCTCCATAACGTTAACATTTGACAACAGGCGTGATGCCTGCTCCCGCGCCGTCTTCGCACTATATCCCGCCCGAATTGCAGCCTGAGTCGCGTTCAGATCGACAAGGTACTCTTGCACAAATCGTTCTTGTTTCGGCGTCAGTTTCGGCACTTTCTCCTCTCCCAATGATCCACAACTCTTCCACGCATGAGCCCCGCCGCCACAGCCCACACGGTTGATTTTGGCATATCAAGCATATCGGCTATGGCCTTGAAGCTGTACCCCTCATCCCGCAGCTGAAACACCTGATCTATCTCAGCGTCAGTGTACTTTGCCACCGGCGAGTCCTCCCCGATCCGTACCCCGTTGCCGCTCACTGCCACCATCCGCAAAGAAACTCGGACACTCTTGTCGAGCTTGCGCGACGGCGTTTTCGATGATGCGCTTGCGGGAGATTGACTCTTTTGGCAAGGCTTGGGCTTCGGCGGCAGCCCGGGCAAGTCGGGTTGCCACCAAAGGCGGGAAAACAAAAGCAATTCCGAGTCGTTCATTCATTTAAAACTCCTCTATGTTCCACCCGCACCCCTGACGCTTCGCCTTTGGGAAGACCACAAACATCCGGAACGGGTACTGAGACGCAGCAACCTTCACCTTTACCCGGGCGTCGTCCTGAAACACGGCGAGCGTCCCTTTGACCTCGTGAAGTTCAATTTCACCGTTTGGCCGGAGCACCATGAAGTCGGGCGTGTACCAGCACTTCCCGGCGGCAATCTTGACTTTCATGGACTCGAACCAAAACTTCTCAATGCGCCCCGCCTGCTGTTCTGCCTTCAGAAAAGCCGCATAAGCGGATTCCGTCGCGTTCATCTCACCAGGCTTCAGCCGACCTTTGGCGTATAGACGTTTCATTGTGGGCTTCATTCTTCGTCCTTCCTGTGGTTCTTTTCGACCTGAGCGTCGCAGACGCCCAGCCAAAAATACCGCTGCTCTAATTTCGTCTTGAACTGTTCAGCCTCTACGGACGGCGCCCAGCCTTTAAGCCCTACGTCGTGGCCGACCTTATAAGCGCGAGTCAGCTTCTCTGCGACAGCGCGTGAAACTCCGGTAGGCGTTTTCATCATTCCTCATCCTCCCTTTCGTACTGCGCGTGAACGCGCCGAACCTCTCGCTTCAGCCGCATGAGCTGAAGCAACAAACCTTGTTTTTTGAAATATCGCGGCGCAGTTGTTTCAACATCTGCGAGAACTTCCACGATCTTCGCGGCGTCCTCAGGCTTCAACTGCACGTGCTTCGGGTTGCTCATGCCAATCCCTCCTTTTTGAGTTTTTCGATAAATTCCACAGCGACCTTTTCGCAGTCCTTTGCTGTCATGCGCCAGTCCGCCGGAACCGGCCACAGTCTGCGTTCGCCCTCATCGAGCCCCACCCAGACGAGAGGCGGCCCCTGCACGTACGTCGGAATGCTGATAACAACGACGTGCCAAGAGGCGTACACCACGGCTTTCAGCCCGAGTACTTTTTCTCTGACAAAGACGTCGCACAAAACGTCGCACAAAATCCGATCCGCGTTAGGATCAAGAAAAGTTTCGGTGCTCATGCCTCCTCCTTGTAGAAAACAATCCAATGTGTACCGCTTTTCGTCGGGAACCGCGTAGCGATCAGCGGCTTTTGTTCCGTGAGTTTCAGAACTTCGCTCACCTTGATCTGAGTCTCGGCCCACTTGAAAAGCAACGTGCCGCCCTCCCGGAGCACCCGAAACCCTTCGGCGAATCCCGCAGCGAGATCAGCCCGCCAGTTCGCCCGGTCAAGAATCCCGTACTTCGCACGGAGCCAGGACTTTTCCCCGGCGTGCACCAGATGCGGCGGATCGAAAAGCACCAGGTCAAACCTGCCGACCCACTCTTCCGGAAGATGCCGGAAGTCCTGCAGCAAGTCGGGGGCCACGATGCACGTCCGGTTCAGCTGATTCGTGAAGTTCGCCATACGCACGTCACAAGCTAGGACGCGCGTATCCGCCTTATCGAAGTAGAAGCACCGGGGTCCGCAGCACATATCGAGAACGCGTTTCATGCCGCCTCCGGATGAAAAACGATTTCCTGGTTGATCTCTTCCTCGGTCTTTCCGAGCATTCCGGCCGCAATAAGCTGAGCCTCATCAGGCGTGCCCATGGCATACGGATCAGGTCGGGAAAGCTTGCGCGAATCCAGGCCGAGCCCATGCAGGTAAATCTGTGTGAGGTACGTCATGTCGTCGGCCTTCCAGTCGCCGCGGCTCTTGCCGAAGCGTTCGAGGTAGGCCACCTGGGCCGTATGAAGCGGACGGCCGAGCTCCGGGTGCTCGTGCATGAAGCGGAGCCGAAAGACGTGGAGAATGGGACTCAAGGGCTTAGCACGCTGCCAGCGCAGGTAGTCGAGGCACCACCGCGGAATGGGAATGCCTGCGCCCTGAACGGCCCTGCGCATACTCCCGCGGCGTTCGGTCTCGGTGTTGGCTGCCATTTCCGCGCGCTGCGCCCGGCGTTCGTCAAGCTCCCTGCAGAGCTTCACGATGTCGTAAGGGGTCGGTGCCGCCTTGTGGTTGATCGGCCAGTCGTTGATCACGCGCACGGCCGTCTGGCAGTCGATGTCGCACAGGGCGTTCTGCCAGATGTCCCAGCCGGTCTCGGTGACGTTCTTGCCGCCGGTGACAGCAATGACACCCGACAGCAGCTCCCTGACGTAGCGGTTGAAGTCAAGCTTGTCCATTGTTTTCGTCCTTTCGGAGCTGCTTTTCGCCCCGGATAATCGCTTGGATTTCTTCAAAGGAAGCCGGCTTCACCTTGTCGGCCTCGGTTTTCTTTCGGAAGGTCTTGCGCTTCCAGTCCGGCATTGAGAGCACAGAGTTGCGGAACGTGGCAAACCAATCGAGCTTCACGCCTTTGGCACCGGGCACCGCGATCCAGTAGTTCCGGAATTCCTCGAAGGCTGCCTTCGGATCAAGATCAGGGGCTTTTTCTTCCGCCCACCGCTCCCAAGGCTCCGGGAGCTCCTTCAGGTCAAGCCGTGTTCCGCGCTTTTCCTTTTTCGCCGGTTTCGTCTCCGGCGGAGGCAAAGGCTCAAGAGCGCCCCAGTCCTCCGGGAACGGTTCCTCGGGAATCTCGTCACAAAAATCCGAAGGAGGAGGTTCGGGAGCGTCAGCGACTTTTTCGCTAAAAGCGCCCCCAACCTTATATATATTGGTTATTGGTTCTTGGTTATTGGTTAGCATTGCGTCCGCATTGCGTTCGCTATGCGTTTGCATTCCGTTCGCATCTGCGTCCGCATTGCAAGTGCATCCGTTTTGCATGTCGTTTGCATTTGCGTCTGAGGCTTTCTTTCCCCTTGAGCCCTTATTCCATCGGGCTTGAGCAGACTTCGCGGCCTTCTCGGACTTCTCCGCGGCCTTGGCAATCTCTTCATCGCACCGGCGATGCGCATAAACGTCACCTTCACGATGGAAAAAGCGGTCAAGCACATATTCCAGTGCGGCTTTCTCTTCCGGCGCATATGCTCGGGAGATGCGTTCGCATTCCGAACGCATAAGCGGACGCTCGACTGAGTAGTAGAGCATCAACAAATCTATGTAGACACCCTTTTCGAGTGGCGACAAAAGTCGCGTGCTCGAATCCCAGTCACCTACGTGAAACTGAACGTAGTTCATGGCGAGCCTCCCGGCTACTTGCCCGTGCTTTCAATGAGTTCCCAATCGATCTGAGGAAGAATCGCCCGACGGGAAACCTGCCGGCGCGTTGCCTCTTCGAGTTTGCAAGCAAGCGTGACGGACACACGACGTTCCGGGTGGTTGACGATGTTGTAAAAGTAGTTGAGTTTGATCCCGCACTTTTTGCAAATGGCCTTTTTCTCGACCGACGCAAGGGAGCGGAAATACTGCGATGCAGAGGGAAGCATGAGAGCTACTCCGTTTTAGTTCAATTATGGGTACTGGAATACTACCCCATACATTCCCCAAAAGTCAACCAATACGGCGCAAAACTTTCCTAGACTTTGTGCGGCAATCTAACCCATAATTTGACCTAGCCGGACTAAGAGGAGGACAAATAATGGTTGATGATGAACTGACAGCTCGTCGCCGGGTTAATCTGCGACGTATCGCCGATGAGTTAGGAGGAGCCGCTGCTGTTGCCAGGAAGACTCAAAAGAGCGTCCAACAAATAAGCAGTATGCTCAACGGCACCAAGTCCTTTGGCTCAAAGATCGCTCGTGACATAGAACCTAAACTGGGGCTTCCCCTGCAAAGCCTGGATAAGGAAGCGCCAAATTTTGTAGTTGCAGCGGAAACGCCTGAAGCTACGGGGTACGTGCGCATTACAGCGCTTGAGGCGCGGAAAGAGTACAACCTGATGCGCATTCAGGAATTGAGCAAAATCAGGCTGATGGAGTGCAAAGAAGATTGGCTGTACGAACAAGCTCTTTCCACATCCAAGCCCAGTGCGCTAAAGCTATTCTCTGCGCCATCGGACAACATGGAGCCAGAAATTCTCCAAGGCGGATCAGTCGTCGTTGACATCTCGCAAAACACTTTCACCGCCAACGGCATATACGCCATGACGTATCAGGGTTCGGCATTCATATATCGGATACAGATGAACCCTGACGGATCAGTATATTTTTTGTCGGATAATCCAAAATATGAAAAGATGGTAGTGAAGGACACGTCCAACATCGTGATAGTTGGACGGTGTGTCGGCTGCTGTAACACGCACTCGCTCTAATAAAATTCCATTGTTCATCAAATCTCAAGCCCGCGCACTGCGGGCTTTTTTGTTGCCTTTTTGACTCCTATCAAAAACCGGTCACCTAACCAGAATACCCTGAAGTCATCTTTTATAGTTGACAAGCAGGTTAGTGATGTGGTTTAATTTCGGGTACGCAGA